CTGTTGCCTTTTTGATAGTAATATGCAGGTGGTACATTGTCTCCTGAATCTCCAGTAAGTACTTTACGAAAACGGAAGTCTTCAGGGTCAACTTCTATAATAGAAACCTTTTTCTTTGCAACCAAAGCTTTAAGTAATTTTTTAGCCTGATTCTCTGGTGATACAGAAGTTTTTAGTACATCAAATATATCATCAGATTGTTCTTCTTCTGTTTGGGAATCCATCCATTCAGAAAAACCTTGATAAGTATATAATTTTTTATGAGCAGGTGAGAATAAAATAGTATGTGTACTGTTATTTGTACTCTTATCTACTAATTGAACTAAGTCCCTGTCACCAGTAAACATAATAACTGATTTGTCATTTGCAAGACATTCAGTATTCCATGCATACATTAAATCATCACCTTCAGCACCGTCTATTTTAGAAATAATAACACCTTGTTTAGATAAGATAGAAATAAAGTCAGCTGTTGCCTTTGAAAAGTTTTCCCAGTTGAGGGCATCATTCTGTTTACGATTACCTTTATATTCTGCCTCTGGGTAAAAGTCTTTTCGCCATGATCTTGAATCTACAGTCCAAACAACCTTGTCGATAAGACCTTCGAATAATCTGATTTGATATGCAAAGTCAGTTGCCAATTTTTTGACAAAAGCCTGTACGTCTTCTTCTGTTCCTAATAGACCTGCCTTTTTTGATCTGCTAGGAATTACATATAATGTTCTAAACAGAAAATAATTACCATCTATAACAAATGTATGTCTGCCTGTTTTTTTCATATTGTGTATTATTTATTTTAAATATAACAAGTATCAATTGAATCTGAAAGAAGAATTTAATACAATTTCTTCGCACTCTTCTTTGCTTAACTTTGATTGTCTTAAGTCGTAATATCTTGCTACTGCTCCACCTAACTCCATGTGATTAGGAAACTTCTTTATTAATTTTTTTAAGAATTGTGATCTCATGCGCCATTAACTATTGTTTGCAGTTCATAAATACAAGCAAGCATTGATACTGCAGGATCTATTACTTGTTGTCTTTGTGCTTGGTATTTTGCAACTGTTACAATTATCTGTGGAATAAATTGAGTGTATGATTGCCTATCTTGTTTTATAAAATCTATAAACTCCGCACCTAATGAAGATAAAACATCATCAGTTCTATTTGCATAATTAGATAACATATACTGATAATTTTTTACAGGATCTTCTCCATCGATTACGAGGTCGTAAATATCTCTATACACAGAACTAAATTGTTTAATGTTTTCAACAGTTATAGTTTCTACACCTTGTGATTTAAATCCTTGTAATTGATTTAACATGTTTCTTAAATCAGGAAATTTTCTTTTTACTAATTCAACAGCTGCATGTTTATCGATACCAATACCTTCTTCTTTACAGATTTGAAAAATCCTCATAATGTAACTTTTCATTATTTCAGTTTCTTCTTCTTTAGAAAAATCAAAATCAATCATTTCAAACCTAGACTGAATTGGATCTGGTACTTTATTAATATAATTACATGTTGCAACGAATCTTGCATTAACAGCAAACTGATCCATTGTAGCCCTTAACGCTTTAAAGAATTGATCAGATACACCATCAATCTCATCAAGTATAATTACCTTCATTTTTCCTGGTTCATCCATTATAGAACGATTAGCACAAAAGTCAGTAATTCTATTTCTTACAACATCTACTGATGTATCGGTTGATGCATTAATGTATAAATAAGGATGCTTAAAATGTTTCACTAAAGCCTTAGCAGCAGAAGTTTTACCGGTACCTGGACTGCCATGTAATAGTAAATGTTGATAAACTCCTTTACTTAATTTCTCACCAACTCTCTGTGGTGTAATCAAATCATCTAAGGATTGTGGCCTGTACTTCTCTGTTAATAGTATGTTTTGGATATTCTTCATATAATGAGTTAGATTTATTTTTATATGGATAAAAAGACATTTGTTTTAATGTAAATAAATAAAAAAAATCTACCAATGAGAAAGGGCCGACGAATTAGAAAAGTGGTAAATATATCCGTACCAGCTGAATCTTCTAAGAACATTAAGACTAATGTAAAGAGAGGTAAAATTATAAACACTAATTCTAACCATAAAGTACCTACTAAAGTAAATCCTAATCCAGTTAGACTAAAGACACCATTAAAGAAAGATTTAAAATATCATACTATTTCACCGCTATGGGCTGGGGAAACTGTTTACATTATTGGTGGAGGTCCTTCACTAAAAGGATTTAAGTGGAATTTGTTATCTAATAAAAAAACTATAGCTATTAATAAAGCCATAAAATATTATAATAACCCAACAGCTTTATATTGGACAGATTCTAGAGTATTCAGATGGTTTAAAAAAGAAATAATGTCTTATAGTGGTTTGAAGTATACTATTACACCTAATAAAGATCATAACGAAAGTATTAAACTTTTAAAACGAGGTAGTAAAACTGGATTATCAAAACAAAAAGATACGGTGGCTCATGGTGGAAATAGTGGTTATGCTGCAATTAATTTAGCAATTCATTTAGGTGCTAAAAGAATTATCTTATTAGGATATGATATGGGTAATGTAGGAAAGGAAAGTCACTTCCACGATGGCTATCCAGTAAATACTACAGGTGTTAATATTTATAAAGATCAATTTATACCTGCATTTGATTTGCTTAAACGTGATCTTAATGGAAGTGGAATAGAAATTTTAAATGCATGCCCATCTAGTAATTTAAATGCATTTAAAAAAATAACTATAGAAGAAGCTTTACGCTTTTGATGATCTTCTTACATAAGTCATAAACTCTCTTTGTTCACCTTTTAATAAGGATTTACAGTGCTTCATAAATTTAACAGAGGAATCTATTATTCTTTGATCAACTCTGCTGTTCCGTGAGTTATGGGCCTCCACGCATTTACCACAAACAAAATTTTCAACCTTCTTAGAATCCATTCTTGATTTAATTTCAACTTTACATATTCCACAATTCCAATCAACGAGATCCGAGTCTTTTTCTAATTCTTTAATGTTTGTAAATGTTTCTCTAAAAGGATTCCAAAGTATACGATTAGGATTCTTTTCATGCTCATTCATATCTTCGACCTTAAATATAATCTCAAATGCTTGTATATCAGAATCTAACCATTTCATATGATTATGTTCCAATAAAAGTTTTTGCTTTAAAGGAGGCAGATTTTCTAATAGAATACCATGCCTCCTTTTATACCAACCAAAGTTTATTTTACGAACTTTATACATAATGATTTATTTTAGCAGTTACAACAGGTACAATCACATGATTTACCACAACCGCAGGTTTTACAATTACATTTCATAGTTAATAGTTTTTTTACAGTTTTTCTGATAATCTTCTAAACTTATCAGCAACAGATTCTTCTAAAGGAGTATGAGATTCTCCATATTGTTTATCTGCTATTGGTTTTAATTGTTTTTTAAGTTTATCTTCTTCAGCTTTAGCAGCCTTCTTATCTTCAGTTTCTTGTTGTATTTTAGCTGAGATAGCATCCACTTCAGCCTGTGATGATTTACCTGTATTTTTATTATCTTGTGCTATTTTTAATTCGCCCTTTAATTTTTCTATATTCTTAGTTGCATCAGCTTGTATTTTATCTTGTGACTTAATACTATTTTCTAATTGAGCAATCTTATCTTCGGCTTTATCATCTACTTTTGGTTCATCTTTTGCATCTGCTTCTTTATTTGCTTTAGCTGCTTCCTTTTCCTTTTCAGCCTTTTCTTTATCTAATTTAGCTTTCTCTGCAGCGGCAGCCTTTTGATTATCTTCAGCAGACGGTGTTGCATTATCTGCAGTATCCTCCTTTGAATCAGATTCATAATCTTTAAGTGCTTTTTGTGCATCGGCCGCTTGTCCTGCCAATCTTTTAATTCTAATCTTAAGTGCTTTTGTTTCTTCAGCATCAGCAGCTTTAAGTGCCGTTTCTGCTGCTGCTAAATTAGCTTTACTTGTTGCAAGAGTAACTACCTTCTTAAGAGGATCTGTTGTAGCAAGATCTTTCATTCTTGCCGCTATTGTAGTTGACTGATCTTTAAGTGCAGCATTTTTTGTAGCATTAGCAACTTTAAGAACATTTGAATTACCATCACCTTTACTAGCAGCTTTCTTCTTTTCGTAATCCAAATTATTTAATGCTTGTTGTACTTTAGTCTTTTGATACTTCTTAGCATTATTTTTAATCTTCTTATATTTAATAGGATTACTCATAATACCTTTAATATCTGTAATTCCTTCCTTAATATCTTTAGATTCATTAACGAATTCATTGTATGATAATACTCTTTTCATAATTAGTTTTAATTTTTTTATATATTAGACTTATACAAAACAAAAAAGGTCCGCCTTTCGACGAACCTTTCTTAAAGTTATATACCTAAATAGGATTAGATAATTGATACACCAGCACCAAAGTTAAATCCTAATGTGTAGTACATAGTTTCTGGGTGGAATCCAGCGTCTACTAAAGCGAATCTAGATTTAACCGCGATTTTAGGAGCCATAGTTCCTTCTGCGATTGTTTCAACAGATTCAGCCATTAAGTAAGGCATGAATACTAAACCAGGAGAATTACCATCACCTTTTCTACCTACTGCAACTCTGTAGTCAGTCCAAGCCATGTTTGGATCAACATAAATAGTTACACCAGCCAAAGCACCGATTGGATATAAAGATCCACCAGCTTGGTTGATTGTATTTGATAGTGGGTAAGGTACGAAACCTGCGATATCCTGTAGTGCCGTAGCAATTTCTCCAGAACATACTGCAAACGTTGCAGGTCCTCTTCTTCCTCTTGTTGCGATTAGGTTAGAAGCAGCAAGAATCTTAGTATACAATCTACGTTGTAATGATCCTTGAGTTTCTCCACCTGATCCTACAACAGTTAAAGGCGTTGATAAAGTAACATTAGTATTAGAACTGTTATCAGCTCCTAAGTTAATGTTAACCGCAGCACCTGCACCTGTTGCAAATGCAGCAGAAAGGTTTAGTCCGTCTACGTTAAATACATTTGATGCGTTAGTAGCTCCATTTCTGAAGATTCTATCCAAGATGTATTTGTTGATAGATTGAGTTAACTCATTTACCAATACAGCTTCTACTTGAGCAACTGCGTCGATTCCGAATTGTTTTAAATCCTGAACTTGTTCTCTTGTTACAGCGGCAGCAACTTGGTAAGTTTTAGCAGCAACTGATTTGTTGAACAATGAAAGACCTAAAAGGTTATCTGGAGTTGATTCTCCAACACCTCTTTGGTATGGATCTACACCATTGATATCTTGTGCTGTTAATGCACCAGTAGCAGGGTTATTAGCCTCAAATGCGTTACCTGAGAAACCAGTAATATGGTCTTCTAAAGCTTTTACATATTCAGGGCTTCCACCAAAAGTACCAATAGATGCAGCTAATGAATCATTAGAGTAAATATCAGTTGGGGTACCACCACCTACAATAGCAGAATAAATTGGCTCATAACCTTCTTCACCTTGTCTGTAAGGATTAGCTGTTTCTGCTGCGTCAGTAGATTTACCTCTTACACGGAAGATTGGATATCCATCAATTCTTGATGAACCTACAAAAGTAAGCTCGTAAGAACCATCAGTTCCAGTACCAACATAGTTTACATCGTTTACTGCTAAAGCAGGAACACCAGAACCTAATGTTACAGGTACTTTAATTAATAATGGAGCAGAATTTCCATTTACACCACCTGCTTGGTCAGTTAAACCACCACCATAGACAAAGTCTAGGTAAGTAAGGATTCCCATTGGCCCTTGCATTGGTACTACAGGTACTAAGTCTAAACCTACAGTCTGAGCAGCAACTTGCATTGCAAGTGGAAGCAAAGAAAAAGGTCTGTCACCAGATCCAGCAGTTTGTCCAGAGAATGCATTCATTGTAGTAGGATTGCCTGGTAAAGTTACCGCATCCATACCTGGTACATTCATATTTGGATTTAAGTGTACAGTATTATATACACTTTCATTAAGGTTGTGATAATGGCAGTACTTAGACATCCAAGATAACTTAGACTTTTCAGTGATACCAGTAGCTTCCTCAATGATAGGTCCCCAGGTCTTTTGAACCTCGGACTCGTTGATTAATTGATTTGCGTACATTTTTTAAAAATTATTTTTCGCATTTTTTGGAATTATAAAATTCCGGTTTTTAATCGCCTCGGTCCTTTTCTTCTTGACCATTCGATTAATATTATTTGTTTCTTTATTTATTTACCTAAATTAAACTTAACTTTATTAATAAGGTCAGCAGCAAAAGATTCATTAACTAATGGTTCTTTTTTATTAGCAGCCTCAGCAGCAGTTTTACTTTCATTAATAGATTCAGTAGCAATTTGAGTATCTCTTAGATCTCTTGTTGCCCAGAAATTATTAATTCCATATTGATTACCAACTGGGTGGAATCTTGATTCAGATATAATTTGTTGTTGTCTTGATTCAGAAAGGTTATTCCATTTTCCACGGAATCTTTCTGGCATATCATCAATTACATTTATTTCTCTTTTCTTTTCAATAAAATTAGATTCCCAAATATTTTCAGCTTGTATAGTTGACATAATAGGTTGTGAATTCATTGATTCTACAATCATAGCTTGCTTACTTTCAGGTAAAGCATTAAACTGATTCTTTTTTGATTCTCCTAAGAAATTCATAAAGTGCATTTCAGATACGTTTTTAGTTTCAGCAGCAGAAATAAGTTTATTTAATTTCTCCTCAATAGATTCTTTATAATCTTCAGCCTCATGAGTCTTTCCACATGATTCACACATTTCTTTTAATTTCGCTTTGTCTGCATCAGGATACTTTTCACAAACTTGTTCATAAGTCATTCCTTCATCCATACATTTTGAAACTTCTTCCATTGTTGGCATAGAACCTTCTTTCATACCGTATTCATTAACAGTACCTTCAGTACCTTCATTAATACTTTCACCGTTAGTAGAATTTACATTTTCTGCAACGTATTCAGTATATTTAATACTCTTATCTACATTTTCACCAAGATATTCAGAATAAGCAATATTCTGGTCAACCTTTTCGGCTACATATTCAGAATAATCAATACTCTTTTCTAAGTTTTCAGCAACATAATTAGAATATGCAATTCCTTTGTCAGCCATCTCAGCAACATGCTCAGCATATTGAATACTACCATCAAGCTCTTCAGCTAAATAAGTAGCATAATCTTTAATTGAATTTACATTCTCCGCTAAATAGTCAGAGTATGAAATATTTTTATCAAGATTCTCTGATAAGTATTCAGCATAATCAGTAACCTGATTTACTTTCTCTGCAATATGCTCAGTGTATTTAATAAGTTTTTCCATTACCTCATCATTATTAGAATTAGTAGATTCTTTAACATTACTTAAAACACCAGATACATATTCAGTATACTTTTGAAAATCTTCAACAGTTACAAAATTATTATTTTCCATCGTTAGATCTTTTTTATTATCGTTATTTTCAGTTTCTTCCATTTCATAGATTAATATACCATCATCATTACTTAAACCAAAAGATTCGTTTACTCTTGATAACTCAGCATTTTCAAAGCCAGGATCTGCAACTAAGTCATAAGTAAAAAACTTTTTAATTTTAACTTTACCATTTTCGTCTACTGTACCAGCAGCTCTACTTGAAATATGTAAAGGAATACCGTCTTTAATAAGAGCCTGTGCTTCTTTACCTTTAGAGGTATTCAATAATCTGATTTTTCCAATAACTTGTTTTTTAGTCTTATCATAATCTAATGATTCAACAACATGAGAGACATTAGCCAAACTAACATCAAAATCTTTAGGGTGATCTAATTCACCTAGAAGTTTATTGGTTTTAACCTTTTCTTGTAATTCATTAATATGAGGCATTACTTCTTTTTCCTCGTAAATCCTGTTGTTCTTGTTCTTGACATCAAACTCGGTAAATACACCTTCTAATACAACTGAACCGTCTTCACCGGTGGTTATATCTAAATTTGATTTCTGTCTTTCAAGAATCAATAATTTTTTTCCTGACATTTTCTATTAGTTATTTGATTTATATATTACAATCTTTGCAAACTTTTTATCCTAGGTCTGCTAATGGATCATCATCAATTCCACTGCTATTCTTTTCCGGTTCAAAATCTGCCTTATCAGCACCTAAAAGGATCTTTTCAATATCATCTTCCGTGTACCCTTCTTTTTCTAAATCGGTTCTTTCCTTAGCTCTCTGGTTGGCTTTTAAATCTTCTCGTGTAAAGCCACCGTACCTCTTAACAAGGAATCCTAAATCGAAGTATGGAATTTCCTCCATTTCTGCAGTCATTGTACTTAACTGTGTTTTAAGATTTCCAATGAAGTCTACTCTTTTTGTTTGTAGCTCCATTTCTTTCATTTCCTCAAACACATTATCTTTAACAAATTTAAGTCCTAAACCAGATTTAAATGATACATCATTTTTTAATTCAGGATGGTTAAGACACATTTGAAGATACATCGGTTTTACAAGTACTTCTTGGAATATAGATCTAAGACGGTCAATAAATTTAGAAAATTTAATTTCATCTCTTAACATTCCACTAGCATCCATATCATAAGTATTACCACCTTCTTTATCAAATCTTGAGAAAGGAATCTTAGAAGCCATTTTTAATCTATCGGCAAAATATTTAAGAGATTCAGTATCACCTAAATCTGGTCCATCTCCACCGATTGTACTAATCTCTGGTGATTCACCGTCTTTTGATGGTAACCAATATTCCTTATTGAAAGGCATCATTGATTTTCCATTGGTTACAATTTCACCACTCTCTTGATTAAAATCAACAACTTCTCTATATGAATTCATTAATTGTGCCAGAGACTGTTTTGCTCTAGTTTTAGATTTACCACCTACAGGTATAATAAATTGAGTTTTAAATGAAGCATTAGAAACTGCCCAGATAATTCTAGTAGTTTCCATAATTCTTAAAAGGTTAAATGATCTTATTAATCTCTCAACATAAGATATTCTCATAGGAGAATTAATTGAAGAATATGATAAGTAAATAATTTGAGAATCCCATAACTTTCTCTCTTTTGCGCCTTGGCCTTGATATTGTACCCATTGCTTCTTTCCAGTGTCAGTATCAATACCAGGCATTAATGATATAGGATCCAATTCTTTAAATCCAATAATTTCAGTTTGCTTATCATTATAAACTATTTCAAATGCCAAGAATCCATCTACTAACCATTTTCTAAAATAGTTCCATGGAGAAATAGAATCATTGAAGCCAAAATAATTATATAAGTTATTATATACATCTCCAATTTCATCTTCTATTGATGATGCTATATGACCATTAAAATCTGCATAAGCCATATAATTAGATTCATCAAATACAATCGCTTCATCAGTAATTACATCTAAGATATCTTCTATTTCATCTTGTACTGCGTATTCTCTAAGCTGATCTCTTTTTCTTTCATAATCCCTATCAAAAATAGAGATATTCTTTTTCATGGTAGTATCAGTTAATGATAATGCAGCAAAGGCACTATACATATCATCGGAATCAGATCCCATTGGGTTAAATGAATAACCCATTTGGTTTTCTGTGAATCCTACTGCACGAGAATTACGAATGATCATATCATCATAAGCCATGCCTAAATTAGAAAGATCCTTTAAAATCTTCCTTACTGGATTACCTGTACTTAAGGGTCCTCTTCTATCAGTAAAACCTGCCATATTGTTTTATCTTTTATTGTTTATATATTCTTGTAATATAATGCTTGTGCATCATTAATATTTCCACCAAAGAAATGATTTTCGTTATTCACAGCACCTATGTACCAATCACCATAACTCATTACCCTAGGTTTTCTTATTCTATCTATTCTATATTGCCTAATGGCATATGTTACATTGTACTTTTTACCTAATGATTGTTTTAAATTATCATATGTAAATTCACTTAACCTAGATTGCCTATTAGGATTTCCAGGTGCTGCGTTTGTCTCTCTTAGTATAGTATCTTTAAATGATCTATATACATCGGATAAAAAAGGTATTCTTGCTTCATATGGAATATAATGAAGATTTAATCCTAGTTGATGATTATCTATACTCTTACCTAAACCTAATACTATAGGGTATGTATCATAAAAAGTTTCTTCAGGAGTAAAATATTCAAAAGAATACATCTTACCATTTTCTAAATCACCTCGAGCTTTATCACCAATTGTAGATAATGAAGAATCTGATTGTTTAGATGCCCCTGACCTACCCTTATTTTCTTTAAGATAAATATCTAAATCTATTTGAAATGATCCTACTATAGCCATTAAAACAATTTTGAGTCTTCGGTTAATAGCATCACTTTAAAATTTCTTAATTTAGCCATTTTATTTAATGCTTCAGTTTTACAAAGGTTCCTAACATAAGTTTCATATCCATGTTTAAAATTCTTTAGTGCCTTTGGTGTTTTTCTTTTTGGTGCCTTAGGTTTTTGTAATTGTGCCTTAGGTTTTATCTCTACTACGAATTCTTCAGTTATACCTTCGCCTTTATCCATCTTCATATAAAAGTCTGGATAATAATTATGAAACTTTTTATCTAACATATTAAAGTATTTTACTGAGAATGGTTCAGATGCCCATTTTAA